GTAGAAGTCCCGTTAGGGACTTCTTTGGACTCTGTGGTCTGAAGACGCGTGTGTTGCACGTGGCGGAACTCCGTTTCCGGAGGTGTCGCACGTTGTTGCGGCAGTGAACAGTCGTGGGAGGCTACGATGGGTTGTATACCTTACCTTCTTGTTGTAGAGCTACGGGCTGATCGCCTGAGCACTGCGTTGGCATACCTTGAAAAGAGGGCACCACTATGACTTTAAGTCAAGCAGTACCACACGATCTGGACGTTAGGCTATGCGCATTGGGCATTCCGAAGCTGCAATCTAGAGCCATCATGATTCTTGTGATGCGATGGATAAGGAATGAGGGTCCGGAGAACGCTGTAAAGCGTTTGAAGGGCCTCAAGCTCGCTTTTGTTAAGCAATTAGCAGGGGTCGAATACTCAATGAGTTGGGTACGTCATCACAACGGAATCCCTAAGGGGCCTTTCAAGGCTCTATGGGAGACTGATGTTGATCGGAAGTACCGCAAGGTATCCAGGGTCTTTAGTGCGTTGATGTGTTATGCTAGCATCACGTTACCGAAGAAACATGCACCGCTGCCGAGCCAAGAGAAGAAATTCTTAGACTCAGTACGTGCCCCTGAACTACCTATAGCGGTTATCACAGATGTGCTGGGCAGATTGAAGCTTGTCATACCATCGATTCCGCGGTTTAAACCGTCAGAGTCGTCTACCGATGGACTGGTATACGGTATTAGCAAGGCTTGTGGGAAGAAGAACCCCCACAAGTGGATGGATAAACACACCCATCTTCTCCTTAATACGGAGACTGGGCGTATCCTTCAATCTTTTCCAGAAGTTCAAGCTGTCATGCCACCTTTGATGCGAGAAGAAGTTTATGAGTTCTATCACCCATGGCATGGGTTGAATAGGGACTGGCGTGATGCCAGCCCAGGGAGTACCGATACACCCCTCGGGGTGGTAGGCTCCGCTCAAGAACCAGGCCTTAAGTTTCGGGCCTTCGCAGCACCCAACATCTGGGTGCAGGCTGCACTTAATCCCCTTAAGCAAGGGCTCTTGGACGTCCTCAAGCGAAGTCCGTGGGATTGTACCCACGACCAGCAAAAGGGTGTTATCTGGGCGCAAGCCCAGTTACAGTCCGGTGCGACAGTATTTGCCATTGATCTCAGTGACGCCACTAACAACTTCCCATGGGAGTTGCAAGCGAGAGTGCTTCTCTCGTTAGGCGTTGCCCCAAGTGCGGTTGCATTAATGCACTTTGTGGCTAGAGCCCC